CAACGGCAGGAACCAATCACAGGTCGATAAGCTGTCCAAATCGCGTCTCAAGGATGCGATCCGGCACGACTGCAACGTGGTCGTGAAGGCGGCTTTGGATCTCGACATTGACCCCCGTCAGAAGATGGAACTTTCGGGGACAGGGACGATCTTCGACCAGCTCTACGACATCGACAGCGTCGAAATCTCGGTCTCTTGGCAGGGCGGCTCTGAGATGAGCATCGCCGGCAAGGTCGCTAAATCCGGGCGATCTGGAACCGACGACACGGGTGAAACCAAGTTTGTGCCATTGCCGCCCGAGCGGCCAAGCACGCAAACTTATAATTCGGCCACGGATTTCACCGGGGCTGGCGGTCAGGCTATCTGATGGTCGATGTTGCGGAGTTCGTCCATTTCATCCGCCGCATCGCGCAAGAGGTGGTAGGTCGGCAGCAGTTCAAGGGAACGTTGGTCTGCACGGCCTACAACCCAGACACCCATGCGGTGAAAGGAATCATTCAACCGCACGGCATCGAAAGCGGTTGGGTGCCGCTTGCCGCCATGCATGTAGGCAACGGCTTCGGGATCCTGGTCGGGCCCCGAGTCGGATCGTCCGATGCCTTGGACGGTCAGGTCTTTGACCTTCATTTTGATGGCGGCGACCCCGATACCCTCGTCGCTCATCATCGACATTTCTCGACCACTGATAAGCCTCCGAGGGTTGAGAGTGGCGAAATGCTGCTCCAGCATGAAAATGGAAACCAAGTTTTCTTCACTCAAGACGGGTCACTCAAGGTCGTCGGGCAAAAGGGATCAACCAGCTACCACGATCCGAATGGCGGCATCGTCCATAAGCCAGGGCAGGGACAGATGGTCATGACGGGCGGAGATCCAACCAAGGACCAATTCGACTTCGTCATGACCGCGAGTGGTCCCAGCACAACGGTCAAGGCGAAGATCGGCTAACGCATGTCTCTCGACGTTCTCGTGCTCGGCTCATTTATGTTCACAGATTTTGCGGTTCCAGAGCTTCTGCCGGCCGGTGGGCGTCAGCAGATGCGCGTTCACAAAATGCCGGGTGGAGACCGCATCATCGACACGATGGGGCCTGACGACGACGACCGTCAGTTCTCAGTGCTGCATGTGGGTGAAGACGCCCTTGCGGATGCCCTGACGCTCGACGCTATGCGGATCTCAGGTCAGCCCTACCCCTATTCCAACGGGGTCGAAGCGCGGATCGTCGTCATCGCAGCGGCGCCGTTCAGGGTCGAAAAGTTCAACGTCGTGCACCAGGATCTCGTCCTGACGCCGGTTGACAACCCCGGCGGCTCAAGCGCCTCGGCATCGTCCTCGCCGGACGAGCTTTTTGCCAGCGACGCCAGCGCCGGTCAGGACATCATCTCAGGCAACTCGACGCCTGTGACGACTCCGCAGCCTGGGGCGAACGCCTCTGGTGGGATTGGCTCGGCATGATCCCGGCATCTCTCTCGGCCGCATATTCATTTTGGACGGCATCGGTCGCGGCCAATCGGCCTCTCAGCAAGGCTAGGGCGCTCACCAAGGCCGCTTTGGTGACGACGGGCGTATCGGTCGTCAGCCAGATCGAAACGGCGCTGGGAACCGCCGCAGGCGATCTAGACGGCCCAGATCCAACTGGGTTTGCGGGCGACCTCGTGCAGGACCTGATCAACATTTCGGCCTCGGCCACGGACCAGACCGACCTTGCTGCTCTTCGCGGCATCGCCGGTCGGCAGCTTTTCAACCTCAGTCAGGCGTGATGGCCCAAGCTCCGTACATCGGCTCTGCCCTGCCCGTGAAGGTCATCACGACGGATGGGCAGACCAACCTGTTCCGCTATGCGCAGCAGGAGATGGGCGACGCGCTCTATGCGTGGCAGATCGCGGCATTCAACGGCCTCACTGATTTCTGGCCAGACGCCAACATCGCTCTCAAGATCCCGCCGACAGCGGCAGACGACAACGGCGGGGTGCCCCCGACATGATCCATGCCTGATTTCGATGTGGAGTGGCAGGGGGACTTCCGTTTAACCCCAACCGGAGACCTCGCCACGATCGACGGTGTGGATCTCGATAACCAGCACATTGAGCGGCGTCTGCTCACGAGCGTTCAAGGGTATGTGTGGCATTCTGAGTTCGGTGCAGGCCTGCCACAGCGCATTGGCCGGACGGCCCTAGATCGCGGCATCAAAGCCATCGTGCGAGCGCAGCTCGCTCTTGAGGCGACTGTGGCCAGAGTGCCGCCGCCTCAGGTGTCTGTGGACTTTCTGGCCGATCAAGACGGCCGCTGCTCCATCGCCATCACCTACACGAACGCCATCACGAACACGACCGAGCAGATTGCTCTTGAGGTCCCGACGAACCGATGAGCACGTTGCAAACGAAGTCGTTCTCGTCGCTCGTCGGTATCATCGCAGCCGGTATGCAGGGGCGGATCAACAACCGCTTTCTGAACTTTGCCATTGGCTCCATGCTGCGCGGGCTGGCAGAGTCAGTTGCCGGCGTCCTGCTGAACGAGCAGAAGCAGGCGCTGGACATCGCCATGCAGACCCGGCTGGCGACGTCGTTTGGCCCTGACGTTGATAGTTGGTTGTCGGATTTCGGCTTGACGGCCCGCCTTGGTGCATCGGCTGCGACGGGCCTCTGCACTTTCTCGCGCTACACGGCTGCTCCTGTGGCCGTCTACGTGCCTGTTGGCGCCGTCGTCCGAACGCAAGACGGTACGCTCAGCTTCACCGTCTATGCCGACACCACCAACGCCAGTTTTATTCCCTCCTATGGTCAGGGTGGCGGGTATCTGCTCCCAGCCAGCGTCAGTTCAGTGTCTGTTCCGGTAGGCTGCACGACGCTGGGCACGGTCGGCAATGTTGCTGCCAGCATGATCACGCTGACGGCGTCGAACATTCCTGGGGTCGATACGGTCACCAATCCGGCGGCCTTCACGAATGCCGTGGATCAGGAGGGCGACGCCCAGGCCAAGGATCGCTTCGTCCTGAACATCCTCGGGAAATCTGGCGGGACGGCCTATGCCATCCGCAAGGCCATAGCGAACGTGAAAGTCGGCATGCAGACCGACATCATCGAATTCCAAGACTACGATGGGACGCTGGACTATGGCATGACCACGGTCATCGTGGATGACGGGTCTGGGGCTCTGTCCAACGACCTCCTGACATCCTGCCAACTGGCGGTTAATGACGAGCGCGCCATGGGCTGCCGCATCGGCGTCTATGCCGGCACTGCACAGCTCGTCGATGTCACGATGCAGATCGCTACTGAGGCTGGATACGATCACAATTTCGCGGTGGCTCAGGTTGTCGCGGCGCTGTCGCTCTACCTCGACGATCTCAGCCTCGGTCAAGGCCTGTCCTATTTCGCCCTGATCCCCGTGGCCCTTTCCGTTCCTGGCGTTACCCAAGTGCTCGCGTACACGCTTAATGGTGGAACTTCTGACATAAGCGGGTCGGCGTACACGACCGTCAAAGCCGGCTCTTTCCGGATTTCCTGATGGCCGACTCCAGCCTGATCGCAAGGCGCCTTCGTGGACTGATCCCCTACGGCTGGTTTGACGATGCTGCGCCAATCCGCGATGCGGTGCTCGGCGGTATCGCAGATGGCGTTCAGGCCGTCCGCAACGTTCTTTTGACCGCCAAGGATGGCACGAGGCGCGCGACAACCACGGGGTGGCTTCTCGACATCGATGCCTTTGGGTTTCTCGGCACCAATCTTCTCCGACGCGCCACAGAGACAGACGATAGCTTTCGGTCCCGCTACATCGGCGAGATCAATCGTGAGCGCGGCAATCGACGAGCCATCACGCAGGCGCTCTTCGACCTGACCGGCCGTGCTCCGGTGATTGTTGAGCCATGGAACGTCGGGGATACCGGAGGGTGGGATACCCCGATCCTAGCATGGTCTGGTGCTCAGGTTCAGTCGGGTCCGATCGGTGGCTATGACAGCCCTTATGCCGGCTGGGATGTTGGCCTATGGGGCTTCGACCTCAAGGCCACGCAATCTCAAGCTGGTTCAAGCGGCGTCGGATGCTGGGGCTCGCTGGAGATGCCGAACCAAGTTCTACTCACGGCCTACCGCCAGATCCCCACTGGTCCACCAGATCTTGCCGGATGGGACAGCGCGGTCGGCGGATGGGACGTCGGATCCTTCGTGTGGTCTGGCGATGGCGATGAAGTGCTTGCCGTCGATGACGAGATATATGCTGCGATCAATCGCACAAAGGCGGCCGGCGTTTCCGTCTGGACGCAAATCCTGAACTAAATTCTTCTCAAATTCGGTAGCCTCTCGATGGATAGAGCAACGGTCTATACCGGCGCGAACCCGCGCTCGGAAGACTTCCTGCGCGCTCAGCAGCGGACCATGGTGGCTATCGGCGGCCTCGCTGCCGCCACGCTCGGCACCAGCATCGTTGCGGATGGCTTCGCGCTAGCGCCGACTAACCCGACGAGCCCTAATGTGGTGTTGGGCGCCGGAACCGTTTACCAGACCGAGAACCTTGAGGCCTCGCCTTGGTCGATCCTGCCCACGGATCCGCATATCATCGTCAAGCAGGGTATCCTGCTGGACCCGTACACGCTGACGTTCACGCCCCCCTCGACGGTCGGGACTTCGCAGTCTTTCCTGATCCAGATCCAGTATCAGGACGTGGACGACACCGGCGTCGTCCTGCAGTATTACAATTCGCTGAACCCGCAGGTTCCGCTGTTTGGCCCGGCCGGAAGCGGCACGCAGCAGAACACGCGCCGGGCCGGCGCTGTCGCCGTGCAGATCAAGGCAGGTGTGGCGGCCACGTCTGGATCGCAGACGATCCCGACCCCTGACGCGGGTTGGGCTGGCCTCTACGTTGTGACTTTGGCATACGGCCAGACGGCGGTCGGTTACGGCAACTTCTCGGTTTACAGCGGCGCTCCGCTGGTCTCGACGAAGCTGCCTGGCATCCCTGGCGCTGTTCAGAACCGGCAGTGGACGTTCGCGGTCGATAGCGGCGCTCAGAACGCGGTCGCTATCTCCCCGACCCCGGCCATCACTGCCTATGCTCGCGGCCAGTCTTTTGAAGTTCTGATGGCCTATGCCCCCACGGGTGCGGTCACGCTCAATGTCAACGGCTTGGGCCAGAAGCCCATCGTCAAGTCTGGCGCGACCGTCCTGACTGGTGGGGAGTGGGCCGGCGGAGATATCGTTCGTGTCACCTATGATGGCGCGAATTTCCAGATTTCAACGCCTGGATCCACGTCTGGCGGGACGACGGCTGCCTGTGCTCTGCTGACGCAGAACCTGACGATGACGGTTCCGTCCGCCAGTTACCCGACGATCCGAGCCGCTGTCTTGGCCGCTGGCCAGTATTTCATCAGCCCCAACGTGTATATCACGATCGCCGTCACGGCGGGGTACATCGAATACCTCACGAACGCGACAGGGCCGATCTATCTTTCGCATCCCCACGGGCAGCGCATCAAGATCATCGGCGCAGCTCTGAATGGGGCCTTCCCGACCGCGACTGACATCTCAGGCAAGACAAATGCTCAGACCCTGACCCTGCTCCAATCCCGCTTCCAGGTTCAGGTCCAGGCGGTAGGTACGAACGCTTGGGAACTGCATTCTGGTTACTGGAACCAGATTGCCAACATTCTCACGTCGAGCGATGGGACGAACTCCGGCGGCAAGTATGGCGCCCTGCTCGGCAACTGGTCGACGGAAGTGGGGCTCGGCTCCATCGGAATGCTGAACTGTTGGTTTCATAACTGCGGTCTCGACGGCGTCCGTGTTGAGCAGAGTACCGCCCTGCAGTGCAACAACGTCGGATCCACCTTCTGCGGCCGAGCCGGATTTTGGATCTCGCATTATTCCGTGCTGGAGTGCAACGTCGGTAACATCTTGGCGATGTACAATCTTTATGGCGTTTCCGTCCAGAATGATGCCGGCGTTTATATCGACTCTGCATCTGGCACGATGGACATCCGCTACAACACCAGCCACGGTATTTACCTGATCGCTTTCGGCAAGTTTAACGCTCTGCCTGCGACCAACCTCGGCATCACGAACAATGGCGGCTGGGGGGTTTACAGTTTTGCGCAGAGTCTCAGCAACTTGCCAAGCCAAGTCAGCTTCAGTGCGAACACCATGGGCAATTTGTACGCCGGCCTCGTCTCAATCAATACCGCACTTGGAGCGTCGGTCGGCACGGTGTCCCCGAGCGGCTCTGGCTCCGTGGGTAACAACGGCGCTTACAACTTCTACTGAGGCTGATCCTTATGTGGCTCATCGGCTACCCCGACAAGCAGGTTCTGGAAGATCGGCCGGATGATGCCGTCATCGACATTCCGGTCTATCAGGCGCAGTGGCCTGGCTGCATCGCAGTCAAGTTCAATGGCGTGTATGCCGACCTAGCCAAATTCGGCGAGGAACCGACCGAGCACGACCTTCGCATGTCGGGCGGCATTGACCTTCGTCCGTATGCAATGCCGAAGCTGTCTTCTGATGTCTTGGCAAATGCTATCAAAGCCGAGTGCTCGCGTCGCATTTATGCCAATGTCTCGCAGGAGGAGCAGATCAATATGGCGAGCGCCCTGCCTGACGCTGATGCTGCTACGACAGCGACGATCAAAGCTGTTCGGTCGTGGGTCGATGCCATGCGTGCCGCCTGCAAGGGGCTGATTTCGTCCGCTGAGGCATCTTACGCCGAAGATGATCGCTGGCCGGCATGGTCAAAGAAGTGGGACGCTGTGGTGGCTTCCTTCTGATGACGAACATCGCGCTCCTTGCCGAGGATGCGACGGCTCCTTGCACCATAGATCTCAGCGAGGACTGGCGCGACGCCATCATTTTTGTCGATACGGTCGGGCGTCCTACGGCCCTTGACGGTATCGCATTTACGGCTGCCATTCAGAGAGTCGCGAACGGCGTCGGCAACACGATCTTCACGCTGTCAACGGCCAATGGATTTCTAGTGCCGTTGGCTGGATTTGCCACCGTCGCGGTCGGAACGCAGGGCATCGGCTATGCGACTGGGGACAAAATCAACATTGCAGGCGGGATAGGGATCAGCCCTGCCATGCTCCAGGTCACAGGCGTCGGCGCTGGTGGAAACGTCACTTCGGCGGTGATGCTCGCGACCGGCGTTTATAGCCAGTTGCCAGAAAATCCGGTTGTGCAGGGTAGTTCGACAGGGGCCGGTGCTGGCGCGACGTTCACCCTCACCTGGGTGAATAACGCTCTCGGCTTCATCGTCCCAAAGGCCTCGTTACCGCCGCTTCTCAAGGCAGGAAGCTACAGCATGCGGCTGCAAGCAGCGGCTGATGGCATGCTGCGTACCGTGGCCAACATCAATCTGACGGCGTACTGAGCATGGCCTTCGGCGCATTCGTGACCGCCAATGGCGGCGCCCAGATCCTCAATGCTGCCGTAGGGCCGCCTGGCCCTGTTGGCGCCACTGGCTCCAAGGGTGACCGCGGCGACACCGGGAACAAAGGCGACACGGGTCAGCAAGGGATCCAAGGCGTGCAGGGCATTCCCGGCGTCGTAGGCCCGGTTGGTCCAGTCCCTTTTGGGCCAGGATCTCCATGGGTATCAGGCCAGTCTTACGTCGTAGGGCCTCCAGCGTCTTACGTCGGCTATGGTGGCGTCGCTTATGTATGCCTGAAAAACCATATCTCATCGACGTTTTCGAATGACCTTGCCGCCGGCAATTGGTTTCAACAAACTACGCAGGGACCACCCGGCCCCGCTGGTCCTGGTAGCGGCAATGTCATCAATACTGGCACCTCCGGTGTCGGCAACATCCCGAAATACACGGATACCACCGGAACGGCTCAGGCCGATAGCGGCGTAGCGATCTCATCTTTGGCAACAACGACCGCTTTGGCCACGACGAACGCTGCAATTGCGAGTCTCGCAGCTATCACCCTTTCTCGCGCTCAGATCGTGGCCGCCGCATACGGCGATCCGTGCAACGCCTTCTAAGGATAGACCATGGCCTGGAGCCCAAACCCGACGCCTGCCTATGCCTATGGTCCGTTCACCACGCAGCCTGTCGCTCTGTCGACTGCGGCCTACGCCGGTGGCGGCGTGACAACGAACGCGACAAAGATCTACTCAGCCGACAGCGCGCATCGACCTGCTTTCTCGTTGATCTCGCTTCTGCCAGTCGGGGCACTGTCAGCCGGAAAATTCGTCTTGCTAGTGTCTTCCGCCGCCGGCGGAACGACGCTGACAGAAATCGACGAAGTCACTACAGCCTCGCAGTCTGGCTACTCGACCACGGCCAGCGGAACGCTGATTACATTCACGCGCTGGGCGTCTGCAACTCCACTAATCCTACCTGAGGCGGCCGACCTCTACGTCGCGTCCATGATCGCTCAAACCACACCGCCTATCGCATACGCATATGGAAAGCTGTTCTGATGGCCGGCTTTATGGCCGAATTCGAAGCGGATCTTTCGCGGTCTTTCGGGGCGGGATCTGCAAGCGGAGGCACAAATTCATCAATAGTTTTGCAGATATCATTGGCGGGGCAACCTGCAGGTTCTATTGCCGTCCCCACTGGCGCGACAATTTGCGAAACGCTAGCTGTTGGCTCAGGCGGCGGTGGCGGAGGGACGTATACTGGACCCGGAGGCGCAGGACCTGGTGGCGGTGGCGCTTACGCACGGTCAAGGTTTTCCGTCGCGGCGGGAAAGAGTCTTGGCTATAGTGATATGACCCTCTTCGGGTTGAGGGGCGGAAATCAGTCTTCCAACACACTAGGTGGGAATGCTGCCGCAACGGTAGTTACCTATAATGGCGCTACAGTCTGTCAAGCCGATGGTGGATACGGAGGGTCTGGCGTCATCACCGCGAACACCAACGGGGCGCCTGGTGCCGGTGGGCAGGTCGCCAACTGTGTCGGAAACATAGAGGTTAGGGGCGGGCAGGCTGGCATTCAGAACGCCACTTCAGCCGGCGATGGCGGGAATATCGGAGGCTCTGCGCCGGCCGTTACATCAATCGGTGGAGTCACTGCGTCAGGCAGCACAGGAGTAGGTTTTTCAGGGTCCGGTTACGGCGCGGGTGGATCGGGAGCGCATGTCACTGGAACTCAAAACTATAGCGGCGGAAATGGGTTGCCTGGTTATCTCGTCGTCACTTTCTATTCGGCATAAGATATGTACCAGCAAACCCGCATTTCCGACCTCACCCCAATCGGCGCTCCAGGTCCGATCCCCTACGCCGTCGCCAATTGGAGCGACGCGGAGCTTGCCAACTTGGACGCAATGAACCTTGACCCTTCGTTTGGTCTCGCGGGCATGGGTATCTGGCCTGTTATCGTTGCTGCCCCGGTATATGATCCCAGCACTCAAATCCTCGTGCAGCCCGATCATTGCGACAGCGCTGACGCGAAGACGAAGCGGTGGACCGCGACGGCTACCGTGCGCCCCATGACGGCTGACGAGCTTGCGGCGGCCAACCCTGTGCCGGACAGCGTCACCAACTATCAGGCTCGACAAGCTCTGATCGACGCCGGCCTCTTCGCTCAGGTCGACAAGGCGATCAAGGGTGCCGATCAGACGGTCAAGAGCAACCTGGAAGCCTTTCAGGCGTGGGAGTACGCCAACAACTTCTACCGCGAACAGCCGTTCATCGTCGCGCTCGGCCCGAGCTTCGATCTCAAGCCGGCCGACATCGACAACCTGTTCCGCGAGGCGGCGAAGGTTTCCTGATGCTCTCACCTGCCTACCTCGCCGCAGACTGGCGCTACGCACGGGACGACTGGCAGGGCTCAAACGCCCTAACCTACACCGTTTACAGCGTGCAGCCTGATTTCGCAGACGACGGCGTCACGATCACGATCCCCGGCGTGCCGATGGACCTCACGGGTTTCACGGCGCAGGGCGCGATCAGCTACCGGCCTGTGCCGTTCGTGAGGAACGGCCGCTATCAGGATCAGTCGCTTGATCGGCCGCTGCCGACCCCGGTGGGGGCCGTGACCGACCCGACCAACGGCGTGTTCACGCTGTCGCTGCCGCGCACAGCGACGATCATCGACCGGCAAGACCTATCCTGCTGGGGCGACCCGAACCGCTCCAAGCTTCTCGTCCGCCCCCAGATCGTGGACCCAAGCGGGAACGTGATCACGCAGGGCCTACAGCCGCTGTTTGTCTTCTGACGTGCCGACAATCATCCCATCCCCCTTTCGCCCGCCTACGGCCTCCGCAGGGTCTCGGCTGGGCATTGCAACGCCGATCGCCCCGGCTCGGGCCGCAACGAGGATCGTGACGCGCGGTCCACAGGGGCCGGCCGGCGCAGGGTTCACTGGGTTTGGCTATGTCCAGTATATGGCGATGACCACATCTCCCGTGTTGAACCTATCGCCCAACGTTCGCACACCGCTGATGATGATGGTGGACCCGGCGCAGACGAGCAACACGCTCAAGGGGCCGTTCACTGGCTTTACCTTTTGGGATGGGACAAAGCTCTGGGCTCGCTCGGCCGGTGACCTCTACGAGGTCCGCTTTACACTCACAGCGACGGCGGCCATCTCAGGCGGCACGCTCACGACCGATGTCACCATCAACGGCCTCACGGTCGCGACCGACAACGACAGCGAGGCGCTGAGCTACGCTGCTGGTCAACCGCAGCGCGTCGGTTTCAAACTTCGCCTGCTACCCAAGGCGGGGTTTGTCGCGGGCGGCGCCCGGATTTATCTGACGTCCACCGTGCCTGTCTCCATCACGAGCGAGGTATTGGTCGTGGATCCCACGAACGCGGGACCTTGAGATGGCGACCCGCATCTTCTTCCTCGACAACGAAGTGCTGATCGACACCATCCCGACACCGTTCGTCGCCGGTTCGCTCATCGCTCGCATGAACGGCATGGCCGTCGAAATCGGTCGGGTCGAAAGCGACTTCGTCTTCACGTCGATCCCCTGGGAGGATGTGGCGGCACGGGACGGATCGACGTTCGACAGCCCTGACGCGGCGATGGCCTACGTCACGTCGCAACTGTCGATGCGGCGGCCGGTGGGTGGGGTTTCTCAGTTTGTGGCCGGCATGGACCTCGGCGGCCATAAGGCGTTGATGCTCGCCCCAGACGGCACGGTGATCTATGCCGACCCTTCGGCTGACGACTACGTCTTTGCGGGTGTCTCGTTAGGCGCAGCGGCTCAGGGCGCACAGATCGGCGCGATGACATCCGGCTTGGTCTCTGAGCCATCGTGGTCATGGTCCGCCCTTCAACCGGTCTACGTCGGCTCAGCTGGCGCGCTATCGCAGACCGCCCCCACGACAGGGCTTTTCCACCTTCTCGGGTTCGCGGCGACGGCGACGTCAATCCTCGTGTCCCCGACCCCTCTCGTCCTTCTCGCCTGATCGGACCGCACCATGGCTTTGACCACACCGCAACGCCTTCTGGCTCAGGGCCTCAAGGCGCTCTATGAGTACGTCCCCGTCCTGCTGGGCGGTACGGCCAACGCCTACAACGTGCCTGCCCTCAACGCCTCGGGGCAGCTCGACATCACCATGATGCCGACCGGCGTGGGAGCGGACACCCAGATCATCACGGCAT